ATGGCACTATGGGGAAAAACAGATGCACTAGCTTCCGTACCAAAATGGTTGGAAGATGCTGCGTCAAACACAAACAAATCAAACGATCGCGATAACGCAATCTTTGTCGACCTTACAGAGGCAGGCATTGCATCTAACCGCGCTAAAGGTATTACTGGTCCAGGCTGGTGGTTGTATCATACATCAAATAGCCGTCATTATGCAGAATGCTTGGTACCGATGAAAGTAACCGCAGTTGCTGCTGGCGACTTAGGTGTTACTGGTGATACAGCTGTTGAAGACGCGATTGTAGCTGACGCATAAACAAAATGAAATTAACAGAATCAACCTTTCTGTTATTTGCTTCGAAGTATTACGACAATCCTAATTGTACTGATATAATCGAATTCGATGAGGACTTGAAAAGATTTCAATATTTACGTAAACTTTTTGGTAGATATAGACAAGATAATGATTTGAAAGAAAGGTTGATTTTGAACCACTTGATCGTCATATATAATATTTTTGGACCTGAAGCAACTAACATGCTCTTTATGAAGCTACATGACTATCACGAGTATTTAAAGCCGTTCGTAGAGTATTTAAACTTTATGCCTTCGGTAATAGAATATGATGATGTTATGCTTAGTAAAGATAATATTATTTCAGATATAAGTATAAGCGAAAAGCTTAGAGGAATTTAACAAATGGTAGTAGATCTATTTTTAGTCTATCAATTTATAAGACGTTTAGCTACACCATTTAATAAATGGGAAGCACATAAACTCGGCATCATTGATGATAAGGGTAATGTCTTAATTAAATCAAAAGAATTTACTAACTCTCGTCAGAGAAAGGCGTGGGGTGTATTTGATAGAATGATAGCAAATCTGAAGAAACTTCTAGCCAAAGTGCCTGGTGGTAGTTCTAGATTTGCTACATACGCAGCTGCCTTATTTCTTATTAAAGAATATAAAGTGTTCACAGATGAATCAACTCTTTCTGAAGACATGAGTGATGAACAACTACAAGAATCTATGGAATTATTTTCTAGTAGGTATAACCATTATACTGTATTAGCTGAAAATGTCAACGAAAAGTTGAAAAAGAGTGATGATATGGGTGCTTGGATAGACGACTTTCAAGACTCAGACGCTCCTCAGTTTAAAGGTAAATCAAAAGAGAAAAAACGTAAGATGGCAATTGCTGCAAAGCTAAGTGCTATGGATGAAGAACCAGTTAATAATGTAGGTGGTGGTAATATCGCCGGAATGGATGGTGGCCATATGTCTAAAGCAGGACAAAAGAAATGGACGTCAAAGAATAGTTCTTCAAAAAAGAAAAGACTAAGAGACATTATTGGAGATAAAATATGATTACGTTAGAACAATTCAGTGCAATGATTCCTTCAAATAAAAATCCTGAAGCTTGGTATGAAGCAGCAGTTCCTATGTTTGAAAAATATGAAATCAATACAAACAATCGTATCGCTGGCTTCATGGCTCAGTGTGCGCATGAGTCATTAGACTTTACCCGTTTAGTAGAAAATCTTAATTATTCAGAAAAAGCATTAAACTCAGTGTTTGGTCGTTACTTTGGAAAGGGTAAAAGAAATGCAAAAGACTACGCTAGAAACCAAGAAAAAATTGCAAACTACGTCTATCAAGATGAGTTTAGGTCCAAACGAGGAGCCTTGGGAAACGTTAATCCCGGCGATGGCTGGCTCTTTAGGGGTAGAGGTATCAAGCAGCTTACAGGAAGAAATAATTACACACAATTCGCAAATACAGTAGATATGACAGCCGAAGAAGCGGCTGAGTATGTTTCAACGCCTAAGGGCGCTATTGAGTCTGCTTGTTGGTTTTGGTCTACAAATAAGTTAGAAAAATGGGCAGATAAAGGCGATAATAAAGGGTTAACTAAAAAAATTAATGGCGGTACTATTGGTTTAGATGACCGTAATCGTCGTTGGGATGAAGCATTAGCAATCCTTGGCGGTAAAGCACCAGCCCCCAAGAAAACATCTAAAAAATCAAATGCAGTACGCACTCTACGTAAAGGTATGCAAGGTGATGATGTTAAAAAGATGCAAAAGGCAATTGGCGTAACAGCTGATGGTGATTTTGGATTTGGAACACTTACTGCCGTAAAGAAATGGCAAAAGATGAACGGTTTAACTGCAGATGGTATTGTTGGACCAGCAACTCAAGCTAAAATGTTTAGTTAGTATAAATAGAATATAGTTTAAACAAAGGAGGCAGTAAAATGTCATTAGAAAAAATTATTGCAGCTGCAATCGAAGGTGATGCAGTTGAAGTCAATAACACGTTCAGCGAAGAAATTAGCAATCGTATCGCTTTGGCTTTAGAAGAAAAATATAAAAAAGCTATGGAAGCAAAAGCTGACGACGAAGACGAAGATGATGAAGACGAAGATGAAGATGATGATGACGACGAGGATGACGACGAGTAAGTCGTTGATCTAAAAATATGCCATCATTCTTATATTTAGGCATTATAATCATGGCAATGGGTGGAGGCGGTGCAGTCTACTACAAATCCACCCAGGCCAAAATAGTACAACTAGTGCAATATAATGCGACATTGACAGCACAAGTAGATCAGATTGCTCAAGTTAATGAAAAGAACTTAGCAACAATTGCTGACATGCAAGCAAACTTTGAACGTCAAAGAGAGCAATATGATGAGTTGCAAAAATCATTCAGCGAAATTAACGCACAGAAAAATCAATTGCAAAAACGCTTAGGTGACCACGATTTAGGAGCATTAGCTGCTGCTAAGCCTACATTAGTAGAAAGGGTCGTTAACGGAGCTTCTAAGAAAGCTTTTAGATGTTTTGAATTGGAATCAGGAGCTGAACTAACAGATAATGAAAGGAAAGCTAAAAATGCAAAAGCGTTTAATAGCGAGTGTCCTTGGGTTTACGATGATCTTATCGCTAGCGGCGTGCTCATCAAATCCGATAGTGGAACCACCGCCGAAAATAATAACTGAAACAGAATACGTTAAACCATCTAAACCAATTGTTCCTAATCCTCCTCAATTAACTATGAGAGAAATAGAATTTATAATTGTAACTCCAGAAAATGTAGATGAAGTATTCGCAAAACTAAAATCTGAAGATAAGGCAATATTTGGTTTAACGGATAAAGGTTATGGAGATATAGCTTTGAATCTTGCAGATTTAAGAGCATACATTCAACAACAAAAGAAAATCATAGGCATATACGAATCTCAGTATGACCAGTAAGAATAGCAGTTATGCTATAAAAAAGTCTATTTTGTTGAACCAGCCAGCCCAATATTCATAAATATAGATATATTATTTCTAGTGTGATTAAATTATAATCATGGAGTTCGCCACTAGCCTCCGTTATCAAAAGGCATTAAAGGAATAATATATTGTCAAAAGAACAAACTAATTGGGAAACAGATATACGCCTAATACAAAGTGATATCAAACAAATCCAAAAGTTCTTTAATAAAGTCGAATCATCAATGGAACTTATGGTCGACCTTAGTAAAAACGTTGCGGTTCAGTCAGAAGTAATTGCTTTTACAAAAGAAAAGTTAGAAGAAATTGAACGTACGGTTGACGAAACTAGACGTAATGAAGATTTACGTTTACAAGTATTGAGCGATAGGTTAGAAGAATATAGGAGATCGTCACGAGGCGACCACGAAAAACTTGCGCAGCACAACGCTGAAAAGCGAGCTATGAGTAATAAAGAAATACTTGAAAAGCTTGAAATAATGGAACGCGGTTTGCATTCTCGTATCAACGATCAGAATAAAAAAGTTAATGCCCTAGAAAATTGGAAATACTATATGATGGGTATTGGCGGGGTAATCGTTCTTCTTGTTGCGCGAATTAATTGGCCATATCTTTTTAATTAAGTTGTGTACATCTGACAGATTCCGGCGTATAATGTTATTATCACGCAACATGGAATCAATTTATAATGGTAGATTTTGTAGACATACAATATGCTCAAATGCTTTCTGGTCGTCTAGATCAGTTTAAGATAAAACATACTAATCCGTATAAAATCAACTTTCGTTGTCCTATCTGTGGTGACTCTCAAAAGTCACGCTCAAAGGCACGCGCTTGGTTGTTAGAACGAGACAACAAATTCTCATTCTATTGTCATAATTGTAATGCTTCTCAAGGATTTTCATATTTCCTTAAAGGCCAAGATATGCAATTATACAATGATTACGTAGCTGATAAGTTTGTAGGTAAAGCTAATAATACTATTAAGGATACCAAACAAGACGATGATAAGTTTAAGACTAAGGCTCCTGTTTTTAACAAAACAAATCCTCTTGCCAAAATTAAAAAGGTAAGTCAGCTTAAACATGATCATCCTATAAAGCGTTATATCAATCAACGTAAAATTCCACCATCACATCATTACCGTTTATATTTTGCGCGTAAGTTTAAAACATGGATTAATGAAATTATTCCTGGTAAGTTTCAAAGTGTAAAGCACGACGAACCTCGTTTAATCATTCCGTTTCTAGACGAACGCGGTAATTGTTTTGGTGTCTCAGCGCGTGGATTTGATCCTGAAGGTATCAGATATATAACTATAATGTTTGAAGATAGACCAAAGATATTTGGTTTAGATAAAGTAGATCAAACCCAAATATATTATATTGTAGAAGGCGCTATTGACAGTTTCTTCTTATCAAATGCAATATCTATGAATGGTGCTGAAGGTAATAGTAATTCTGCTAACGATAACGCTGTATATGTCTTTGATGCAGAGCCTAGAAATAAAGAGATATGCAATCGCATGGAGAAGGTTATTAAGAACGGCCATAAAGTTTGTATTTGGCCATCTGATATAGATGGTAAAGATATAAACGAAATGTTTCTAGCAGGATTAAATCCTGAAAGAATAATAGAAGAAAATACGTACTATGGTTTAACAGCCGAATTAAAATTAGCCGCATGGCGCAAAACTTGAAGGATTAAAAATGAAAGCTAGACTAATCGCATATTCACAACCATCCAAAGATGAAATCATTGGTTTGGACGACGTACAAGATTTAATCGCGTACTGCGCAAGAGTATCAAACCCATCGAACCAATTAAACCAAGAAACAGCTCCTAAGCTATTGTCATATCTTGCTAAACATGCTCATTGGTCACCGTTTGAAATGGCTAATGCTACTATGGAAATTGAAACAACCCGTGATATCGCTCGCCAAATGTTACGTCATCGTTCATTTGCATTCCAAGAGTTTAGCCAACGCTATGCTGATATCCGTGACCTAGATAGTAAAATGGTTGTTCGTAAAGCTAGATTACAAGATCCAAAAAATCGTCAAAACAGCGTTATGACTGACGATGTATCTCTGCATATGGCTTGGGAAGTTCATCAACGAAATGTTTGGAACGAAGCAATGAAATCATATGCGTGGGCTATTGAAAATGGTATCGCAAAAGA